TAGAGAGGTCAGAATTGAAATAACACCCAACCCAACAACCTCAGACGCTGATGATGATTTTGGATTTACAACAACTATCACAGATTTTAATGACGGAAAAGATTATAATCCATCAACCGATTCAGATGAATAAATAGTATTATGGCAATAAACAAAGTAGGATCAAAAGGTATAGAAGACGGTTCAGTCGCTACAGCAGACTTAACACCAGGTACAGTTACGAGTGCGAAATTAGGTAATGGCGAAGTTACCAACGCTAAATTAACTAATTCATCTGTCACCTTAGTAGGCACATCAATAGCTTTAGGTGCTAGTGGTAGTGTTAATAATAAGTTCGTAGATTGGCAATCAGTAGTAGTATCAGATGGTTCTACAGTTACCACTATGGTCGCTGGTAAAGGATATTTTTTAAATAATACAAATTCCAATAAGGTAATTGTATAAATATAAAGAAAGAGATTTAAAACTATGGCAATATCAAAAATAGGTTCAAAAGCACTTGTAGATTGTTCAGTAGTGGATGCTGATATAGCAGACGGTACAATTACAAGTGCTAAATTAGCCGGCTCAATTTCCAACGCTAAACTAGCAAATTCAAGTATTACAGTCAACGGTACAGCTATTAACTTAGGTGCTTCAGGTTCTATACAACCTGTGTCATGGCAATCAGTAGTAGTATCAGATGGTTCTACAGTCACTACAATGGTCGCTGGAAATGGTTACTTTGTAAACAATACAAGTGCCGCAGGACTAGTTAAGTTACCTATATCAGCGAGTGCTGGTGATACAGTAACGATTAAAGATTACGCAGGTAATTTTGGTACAAACAGTTTAACCATTCAGAGAAATGGCCATACCATACAAGGTGTCGCTAACGATTCATTAATTAGTACAAACAGAGCAAGTCTTACATTAGTTTATGTTGACTCTACAAAAGGATGGCTATACGCCGTTGAGTCAAATGTGGCCGATTTAGGAGAACCTTTATTTATTACAGCCACTGGTGGTACAGTAACTACATCAGGTGATTTTAAAATACACAGTTTTACAGGAGACGGGTGTTTTTCTGTATCTTGTGCAGGTGATGCAGCAGGTTCAAATATATTAGAATATTTAGTAGTAGCAGGTGGAGGTAGTGGTGGAAATGGTGGCTTAGGTGGTTCAGGAGCAGGTGCAGGTGCAGGAGGATTTAGATTTGCAAGTCCAACACAAGGAAGTTCAAATCCTTTAAATGCTCCAGCAGGTCTAACAGCTTCGGTTGCATCTTTTCCAATTACAGTTGGTGCAGGTGGTGCTTATGCTCCAGCAGTTGCTACAAGAGGTGCTAATGGTGCTAATTCAGTTTTTTCAAGTATTACAAGTGCAGGAGGAGGTGCTGGAGGAATAGGTAATCCAGTAAGTCCAACTGCTCCAATGGGTGGAGCTCCAGGTGGTTCAGGTGGAGGAGCAAGAGGTTCAGCAGTTCCAGGAGCACCAGGAGCAACAGGAGGAACAGGAAACACACCTCCTGTTAGTCCAGCACAAGGTACAAATGGTGGACAAAATCCTGCCGCACCTGAAAAAGCATCAGCAGGTGGTGGAGGTTCCATAGCTGCAGGTGCAACAGGAGGCACTCCACAATGTGGTGCTGGTAATGGAGGAGATGGTGGTATTGGTGCTTTTGTTGTTCCAGCTTTTTTTGGTCCAACAGCTCCAAGTTATGGTCAATCCCCAGGTCCTTTAGCACCAAATGGAAGATATTTTGGAGGTGGTGGTGCAGGTCATGGATACAATGCTCCATCAAGTGGAACAGGTGGTGCAGGAGGTGGTGCAACATCTACTTGTGTATCTGCTGGAGTTGCAGGTACAACTAATACTGGAGGTGGTGGAAGTGGTGGAAGTGGTGGATCAGGACACCCTAATGATTCTGGTGGCTCTGGAGGTTCAGGTATAGTAATAATAAGATACAAATTCCAGTAATTAAAAACTGTTATATATACTGTAACAATACAATGAAGTGAGTGGAGAATTAAACAATGAATCTGAAAAATTATTATTATTATTTTCAATCGGCATTGTCACCTAAATTGTGTGACGAAATCATCAAATACGGAACAGCTCATAAACCAGAAATGGCCATTACCGGTGGCGTTGAAAAAGAAGACGGATCAGGTCGTAAAGTTGATGGTTCTCTAAAAAAATCAGTTATCAATAACGTTCAAAAGAAAAGAAAATCTGATATTGTTTGGTTAAACGATAGATGGATATACAAAGAAGTACACCCTTACATACACGAAGCAAATAAAAAGGCTGGTTGGAACTTTGATTGGGACTGGTCAGAAAGTGCTCAATTTACAAAATACGGTGTTGGCCAATATTATGGTTGGCATTGTGATAGTTGGATACAACCATATCAAAGAAAACAAAATGAAGATGGTAGTTGGCCAATGGACCATGGCAAGATACGAAAGTTATCTGTAACTATATCTTTAAACGACCCTAGTGAATATGAAGGTGGTAATTTAGAATTTGATTTTAGAAACGACCATGATTTTGAAAGAAATAAAAAAAGACCTATAAAAGCTTGTACAGAAATAAGACCAAGAGGTTCTATCATTGTATTTCCAAGTTTTTGTTGGCACAGAGTGGCACCAGTAACAAAAGGAACTCGTTATTCGTTAGTAATGTGGAACCTAGGACGCCCTTTTAGGTAACGTATATATAATTGAACAGGAGAATATAGTATGACAGTATCAACAAACAAAGATGTAATGGAAACACATCATTATTTTAGTACACCGGTGTACACTATAATGAAACCAGAATGGTTACCAAGTGCGATCAAAGCAACAGACAAATTTATAGATGAATCTTATAAAAGAGAAAAGCCTAAATTAAAAGCACGAAAAAAGTTCTTAGGTAATAAAGATTATCTAAAAGTAAAAGACCACGGAATGAGTTATCACTCAACACCTTTAAATGGGGATCCTGGATTAAAAGAATTAGAATCATATATTGGAGCGACTTCTCATAATCTATTAGATGAATGGGGTTATAACATGGACCAATATACAATGTTCTTTACAGAGTTTTGGGTACAAGAGTTTGCTAAAGCTGGTGGTGGACACCACGATACTCATGTTCATTGGGATAATCATATATCAGGTTTTTACTTTTTAAAAGCTTCTGACAAAACATCAATGCCGGTAATGGGCGATCCAAGAGCTGGAGCAATGATGACTAAACTTCCACAAAAAGATGGAAGTAAAGTATCAATGATGTCAGATCAAATACACTATAAACCTAAACCAGGTATGTTAATGTTTTTTCCTGCATATGTTCCACATCAATTTTCTGTTGATGATGGCGTAGATGATTTCAGATTTATTCACTTTAACTTACAAGCAGTGAGAAATATTATTGTGGATGCAGCTAAAGGAATGAGATAATGAGCAAAGCTTTATTTAAAAAGAAACACTATCTAGTCATAAAGAATGCAATTGATCCTAAGGTTGCTGAGTTTGTTTACAATTACTTTTTGATGAAAAGACAAGTTACTCAAACATTTTTTGATTTTAAATATATTTCACCGTATAGTGAAGAATATGGAACATGGAAAGATGAACAGATACCAAACACATATTCACATTATAGTGACATAGCCATGGAAACTTTATTATTGGCTTGTCAACCAAAGATGGAAAAACTTACAGGAATAAAATTAAATCCTACCTATTCATATGCTCGTATATACAAAATGGGTGATGAACTAAAAAGACACAAAGATAGATTTAGTTGTGAAATATCAACTACTATGAATCTAGGTGGAGATGAATGGCCAATCTATTTAGAAGCAAAAAAGAATGTTGGGTTACCTGAAGATGGTTTTCCAGCAACATCAGATAACAAAGGACAGAAAGTTATATTACAACCAGGTGATATGTTAGTTTACAAAGGTATGATGTTAGAACATTGGAGAGAACCTTTTATAGGAAAAGATTGTGCTCAAGTATTTTTACATTATAATAATCAATTTTCTCCAGGAGCAGATGATAATATTTTTGATCAAAGACCTCACGTTGGTTTACCAAGTTGGTTCAAAGGTACGAAAATAAACTCATAAATAGTATTATGAGCAAATTAGAAGAAAAAGTTAATGAGATTTTAGGTATTGAAAATAAAGAGCCTAAAGAGACCAAAGAGTTCAAACCTTTAGTTCCTAGAAAAGAGGATAAAGAATCTCCAGATGTCGATAATGATTACAAATATAGTAGAGAAAATTATTACAATCTAATTGAAAGAGGCCAAGAGGCAATAGAAGGAATACTTGATGTTGCTAGAGAAGGCCAAGCTCCCAGAGCTTACGAAGTGGCTGGTGCTTTAATTAAGAATGTAGCAGATACAGTAGATAAACTCCAAGACTTACAAAAGAAACTTAAAGACTTAAAAGATTTACCAAAGACAGCAAGTCCTCAAATTAAAAACGCTTTGTTTATTGGATCCACTGCGGAATTACAAAAGATGTTAAAAAAAGATGAAGATACTAAAGTCAAAGACATCACACCTAAAAAAGATAATACTAAAGATTAGTGATTTAACTTATAATTATCATTACGAAAAGTATAATCCTAAACTTACAGACGGTGTTGGAGATATAAAAGACATTATGAATAAACCAATAGAAATTATCAAACACACAATATCAGAAACTCCTAGATATGGAGCTGGTGGTAAAATATATAAAGAAAAATTATATAGTGTAATAAAAGGCAATCAAAGAGTAACACAAGCTGTTCGATTAGGTTATACACATATAGAGAGTGTTATAGTTGATGAAGAACACCCGAGTTGTGGTACAGATGACTGTTGCAAGGAATGTTAAATGTCTGAAAATTATTTAGGAAATCCGAATCTCAAAAAGATCAATACACCTGTTGAATATACACAAGAACAAATTGTGGAATATCAAAAGTGTGCTAACAATCCATTGCATTTTATGGAAAGTTATATTAAGATAGTATCACTTGATGAGGGTTTAGTGCCATTTAAGATGTATGGTTTTCAAAAAAAGATAGTTGATACCATTCATAATAATAGGTTTACTATTTGTAAACTACCTAGACAGTCTGGTAAATCAACAACTACAATTTCATATCTTTTGCATTATGCTTTATTTAATCCCAATTCAAACATAGCCATACTAGCAAACAAAAGTTCTACGGCTAGAGATATATTAGGAAGACTGCAACTTGCTTATGAGAACTTACCGAAGTGGATGCAACAAGGTGTAATTAATTGGAACAAAGGTAATATAGAATTAGAAAATAAATCAACCATTGTGGCGGCCGCTACATCTTCAAGTGCCATTCGAGGTGGCTCTTATAATATTATTTTCCTTGATGAGTTTGCCTTTGTACCTACAAATATTGCTGAGTCATTCTTTAGTTCAGTTTATCCTACAATATCTGCTGGTACTAAAACTAAAATGATTATTGTATCTACACCCTATGGTATGAACCAGTTTTATAAATTATGGACAGACGCAGAAAATAAACGAAACGATTATATACCAATTGAAGTGCATTGGTCAGAG